ATCACGACTCTCACCGGCCAATACTTTGACATTCTACGACCCGAGGAATACGAATATGACATCAACGAAATTGCAACTAGCCTTAGCAATCTTTGTCGCTATACTGGTCACGTCAACAGCTTTTATTCCGTCGCTGAACACAGTGTTCTTGTTTCTCGTATTGTTCCTAGTAACCTTCGTCTTGCTGCTCTGCTCCATGACGCAAGCGAAGCTTTTCTTGGAGACGTATCAAGCCCCCTCAAAAAGCTGCTGCCAACCTACAAAGAAATCGAAGAAAACGTTCAAAAGGCACTCTTCAGTTATTTTGGATTAAATTACCCTATGGATAAAACTATCCATGAAGCAGACAAGAGAATGTATTGGCAGGAGCGACAAGACGTTGCAAACAACGGAGTAAAAGATGAGCTTTGGCACCAAGACCTACGAGCTACACGTAAAGTAAAAGCCCAAGGAATGCCTCCTTATATGGCTCGTAGAATGTTTCTTACTGAGTACCAACGGATTACAAACGATGAAACGAAAGTATCTGGACGCCAAACAGAGGCGGCGTAATAAAATAGCTCGCGACCTAGCTACTAAAAAATATAGGCAACGAGTTGTGCCTAATAAAAAGAAAAACTCAACACAACCGGAGATTGATGATTATGACTGATGAAGAAGCCCCCTTTCTTTTTGATGAAAGTGATGAAGGTGAAACCTATATTGATAATGCCGCAGTATTTTCTATCGACTATGATGCCGAACAGTTGATTATTTTTTACGATGGTACTCGTAATATTGTAATGGAACTGGAAGATGAGAATGAAACCATGCTTTGTGATCGTGTTCTCTCTGATCCAAACTTTTGGTTGAATTTTGTAAACTCGTTTTCACAAGCCCTTAAGCAAAGCAAAGGACAGTAATGAATAATAATCCATTTCCATCTAGTTATGAAGAATTTATTTACAAGAGCCGATATGCCAAATGGATTGAAGAAGAAAGCCGCCGAGAAGATTGGGAAGAAACAGTCGAACGTCTTGTAAATTATTATAATAATCAAGTAGATGAAGAGCTACCTCTTGAAGAGTTGTATTCTGCTATTTACAATCTAGAAGTAATGCCCTCTATGCGGGCTCTTATGACTGCTGGCCCAGCTATGGACCGTTGTCATGTACCTGCTTACAACTGTGCGTATCTTCCCGTAGATAGTCCTCGTAGCTTTGACGAAACGATGTATATTCTCATGTGTGGAACAGGAGTAGGATATAGTGTTGAAAGTAAATACATTGACCAACTTCCTCGGATCAGTGAGACGTTTGAAGAAACCGAAACAACTATTCGAGTTGCAGATAGTAAAGAAGGGTGGTCTAAGTCTTTTAGAGAACTCATCTCTCTTCTTATTGCAGGCCAAATTCCCCGATGGGACGTATCTAACGTGCGACCTGCCGGAGAACGACTTAAAACTTTTGGAGGAAGGGCGAGTGGGCCAGAACCTCTTGAAGATTTGTTCCGATTTTGTATTAGCCTCTTTCGAAAGGCAGCAGGCCGTAGACTGACTTCAGTAGAATGTCATGACATCATGTGTAAGATTGCAGACATTGTTGTGGTCGGTGGTGTTCGTCGTTCGGCAATGATTTCTTTGTTTGATTGCACAGATGACCGTATGTCTAAATCCAAGTTTGGCGCTTGGTGGTATGACAATCCTCATCGGGCTCTTGCTAATAATAGTGCGGTTTACGAAAACCGTAGACCTGATGTTGGTTTCTTTATGGAAAAATGGAATGAATTATACCAAAGTAAGTCAGGAGAGCCCGGTTTCTTCTCGCGAGCAGCTTGTCAAAGAATTGCAGGACGCAATGGGCGACGCGACGTAAAAGAAATTATCTTAGAGACTAATGAAGGTAAAATTACCCTGAAACCATTTGATAAGGTTGTTATTAATGGTAAAGAAGGATTCGCGTATGAACTCAAAGAGTCCGACGATTTCTCAATATGTTGATAAAAACGAATACCTGCTAAGAAAGGCGGTGAAATACCTTGAAAGTAATTAAACGAACCGATGTCAGTAACAACACAGAGTGGGGGACCAACCCTTGCAGTGAAATTATCCTGCGACCATTTCAATTCTGCAACCTTACTGAGGTTGTTGTCCGAGCAGAAGATACTTTGGAAAATCTTACTAGAAAGGTTAGAATTGCTACAATCCTCGGAACTATTCAGTCTACTTTCACCAACTTCAAATACTTAAGAAAGAAATGGCAGGATACGTGCAATGAAGAACGACTACTTGGTGTTTCGCTTACGGGTATCTGCGATAATCTCGACCTTGTTGGACGACCAGAAGTTCTTGATGAGCTTCGACAAACCGCAGTGGACACAAACAAGGAATGGGCAGAACGCCTCGGGATTAACCAAAGCGTTGCAGTCACTTGTGTTAAACCCTCTGGAACTGTTAGCCAGCTTGTTAATTCTGCTAGCGGTCTACATACTCGCCATGCTCCATATTACCTACGAACTGTTAGGGCTGATAACAAAGACCCTGTTACACAGTTTCTCAAAGATCAGGGAGTTTATAGTGAACCGTGCGTAATGAAAGGAGATACCACTACAGTATTTTACTTTCCAATTAAAACACCGGAGAATAGCGTAACCCGACATGACCAAACTTCTATTGAAGCACTCGATCTTTGGAAAACTCTTCAAGATCATTGGTGTGAACATAAACCCTCTGCCACAATCAACGTCAAGGAAAATGAATGGCCAAAGGTCGGGGCGTGGGTATATGAGAACTTTGAGAGTCTCTCAGGTGTCTCGTTCCTACCGTATGATGGAGGATCATATAAACAGGCACCATATCAAGAACTTACAGAAGAAGAATGGAACGATTGGGTTCAACTTCACCCACCTGTAATTGTAGATTGGAGCGTTCTCAAAGAATATGAGAAGACAGATCACACTACGGCATCACAAGAACTCGCTTGCACAGGAAATGTATGCGAGGTTGTAACTATAGGAGAAAGTAATTATGATGGGTAATGTTCAAATTCGTAGTATCGAGAATGGATACATTCTTTCGGCCTATGTTCACCCTGAAAACCCAATGACTAGCGGTAAACACGAAGAATGGTATTGTATTGATATTCAGGAAATTCAAAGTAAGCTTGCTAAATATATATAATTAATTTTTTACAGTAGTCACAACAAAAGGCCCGCCGGGAGAATATCCTAGCGGGCCTTTTTGTTTATTTTTATATTTTTATTATGGTTGTTGGTTAAGCGCCTCTAAAGCCCATTCCCGTACGGTTTTTAGTCTTGCGGTATTTACTGCACAGACATCCGCATCCTCCGGGCTTATTGCGACATATTCGGAATACTTTGTAGGAACTCCGGTACGCTCACTGGATCGGTTAGAGCTTTCGGAGGGATTGGGGGCAGCGGGCAAATTGCTTCCGCTGTTCGTACCTCTAGTGGCTCTATCCCGTTGCCAGCGCACGAGATTAGCGCGATACTCAGCAACGAGACTGTTGTAAGCTTCATCAGCTTTTCGCATACGTTCATTGTTTTCCCTTTCAATTCGAGCCTTTTCGGCCAGTTGTTCTGCTTCGTACTCAGCCTGAGCCCTACGATAACCTTCTCGGTCAGCAAGACGCCCAGCTTCTTCTGCCCTAAGTTCAAGACGTACGTTGTCAAGTTTGTTATCAGTGATGTACCAGTTGACAGTCATACCAATAAGAGCTACTGCCGTAGCCATGAATACATAGTCTTTAATGCGAGCCCAAATTCCTAGACCGCTTACAAGCCAGTCATGCATATCTTGTACTCCTCTTTGCGGCGATTAACAAGACCTCTTACGGTTCGCCCTCCCGCTTTGTTGTACCATGTAATAGCTTCACAACCACGAGCAAAGTCCTTTTGATTGAACCTTACGGCTGCTGTACTTCGACAATAAGCACGAGAGCCAATGTTATATGCAAGAGAAGTGGCAGCAGCCAATTGATAAGGTCGGCCATCAAGAGTAGGGGTGCACTTGAGAACTCCTGCTTGATAAATACTAACAGACTCTCGTAGCATTGCTGTACATTCTTCATCACTATAGCTCCTCATAGGAACATTAGTTTCACCGTAGCAGACTGTCCATACCCCTACGATGTCCCGGTACGGGTCGTTTCGTTTACCTTCCCATTCTGCAATAAGAGGAACAGAAATAGCAAGAGAACCAATAACAACAATACCGGCTATTGTTTTTTTATTAGCCATCTTTCTGTTGTTCTTTCTTTACTTCTTGTTCAATCTTTTCAAGAAGACGAAGAGAACGTTCTTCTTTTGCTTTTTCAATAGCAATAATAACATCACTTACTCTTAGATAAATAAACCAAATAATTTGAAAAGTTAACCAACCCAATGTTAGGATAAGTACCCAATTCTCTAGGGACACTCCAAGCAGAGTCATAGTAGCTACAGTAGCAGGTGGCACAGACATAGCTCCTTCCCTAAACATTTCTTGTTTTGAAGCCAAAGTTTGCCCTTGACTAAATAATATATTCGAGGTACGCATTTTAAAATGAACCTTTCATGGTTAGCGTTTTAATCTTCAAAGATGATTTCAAGCATATCTTCTTTAGCATACTTTCTAGCATCAGATTTGGCGTTTTCAATTATTTCTTTCTTTGCTTCGTCTGGAAGGTTTTCCCAAGCTTGTCCTGTTTCTGAAGCATAAATTTCAACAAGCTGTTTAAAGTAGTTATTTACCGTACCTTCCCATTGTTCATGTGTTGATTTAGAAAGAGTAACAACACCCTCTTCATCTATGTTTACTGTTTCATAAGAGCCGGGAACAGCATCTTTCATGGAAAATTCACGACTTACTTCAAGACGTTGTTCCGGGTCTGTCGCTCTGTTTCCGTATGTACTTATACCTACCCCAAAGAGACCCGGCATAGTTTTTAAAGTTGCCTCGAAAAATCCTGTTTCTTCATTAGCAGCTTCGACCATACTCTGCCAGTGCATAGGCATGATACGGCTGGTTGTAGCGCTGTCCGGATCAAGGAAAATAACGCTTTCAGAATCAAAAGGATTTAGTTTGAAAGGTGTTCCAATAACATTTTCACCGTCTAGCGCGTCTACTACAAAACTAGCATCAGGAGAAAGTTTACCCCTAACAAAACGCCAAGTCCTATCAAACATACTTTCAGAATAAGGGATATTGGTCTTTTCAATTCTACTTGTTTTACCAGTACTAGCAGATTTCTTTTCGTCTATATCTGTAATGCCAATTTGATTTGCTTGCCACAAAGCATACTGTGTTGCAAAAGTTAAATATTGTCCATACCCTCCAAGAATATCGTAACGAGTATCTCCTATTTTTATTTTAAGGAAATCCGAACTACGAGGGTCTATCTCTACTTCTGCATCAGGAACCATCATAATAGCTGCGCCCATAGTAAGGGCAGCAATACTTCCCATTTTAAATAGTTCTTTATACAATTCTTTTCTCACTATAGGATTAAGAGCAGCAAAGTTTCCATTAATAGCTGCTGCTGCTTTATCTGCTTGAAGAGCATATGCAATTATATTTACTCGACTCTGAATAAGACGAGGAGAAAATAGAACAGTATTAAGCTGAGGAGCCATGCTTTTTAGACCCCCTACAAGTTCAGCACGGCCTGTGGCAGAGTTAATAAACCTACCAAGGTCTAACAGAAGCTGTGGGTCTATTTCAGGATTACCGTCTTTGTCTT